AACCGCCGCGCATACGAGAAACAGAAACAGCGACGACGTGAGACATCAGGATGAGACGAAAGAAGCCAACCGCCTTGGACGGTTGGCTTCTCTCTTCCTGGTCCTAGTTATCAGTAACCCGTGAATCACCGATAACTAAGACCACATAGTATGCAACAAAAAAGCCCCCCTGTAGGTAGGGGGGCTTTTACTTTTTCTCGACCTTTCCTCTTTCTGCCTGGGCTTGAGCGCGCATCTCGACCAGGCGCAGCAGCTCCGCCTGCAACTGCTCCTCCACCTGCCGCAGCGCCTCGATCAACATTCGCAATTCGGCCTCGGCACTGGACCGGTCCAGCACGATCGTCCGCGAAAACCGGCCGGTCAGCCGATTCACAGCGATCGTCAACGCCAGTGGCCCCTGATCAGCCGCCAGCGCACTCTGGAGGACGACCAGCTCCTGCTGTAGCCGGTCGGAGCGTGCCTGTTCTTCCTTCAATTTCTGGCTCAGCGTTTTCCTAGCCTTGGCCACGCCTTCTCTTCCTCCATGCGACGATCATCCCGGCGATCCCTCCGCCGAACAACAAAATCGTCGCCGGCTCCGGCACCTCCGCAGGCCCTGGTTCATGTATATGAATGTCAGGACCGTTGGGACCAGACGGCGTCGGCAGGGGAGAAATCGGTGATTGAAATGCCAACACGTCAATCCGGGACAAAGACACCACCGCGAGCAAACCGGCCACGATAGACAGAACAATAACCTTTCTCATTTTTGCCTCCCTATGGCTGAGTCGCCAGGACCTGTATAGCACCTGTATTAAATCTGACACACAATTGTGTCTTTCCTGCCCCGTTGTCCCGGAAGTATAACCGCCCCTGATTGGCGGACGGGGCGCTGGGATCACTGATCTCAGTCCCTCCAATGTATGCCTCACCCACCGTCAGAGCCCCACTCACCCAGGTTGCTGATACGATGGTGTCACCAATTTGATATTGATTGGCCGCGAACGCAGGCGATCCCCAGATGCGGCCCGACTTTAGCACTAGCGTTGCACCTGTGCTGGCGAGGCGCTCGATCACAACATCGTCCTCGGAATAATCCAGCGAATACCGGCCGATCCGGCCAATGACTGTCCCGCTTGTGTTGTAGAGCTTGATGTACTCGCTGCCGTCGTCATCGGCCAGGATGCCGATCATCTTTTGACCGTCATCATTGGCCGTGAAAAAACCAAAATCCGAGCCCGACTTGCCCATCCACACGCGCGACCCATCTCCATCAACCACTTCCACCCGCGCCGCGTCGATACTCACGTTCCCTAACAAACTTGGCTTCCACGAGGTAACATAGTCACCTCGTTCCAATTGTACTCCGTCGAAATAGGCGGTTACAGTTCCATCGTTCGCTGTAGCCTGCACTCGTAGCCAAACACCAACCCCGTCTGCCCCGGAAGGCACAGTTCCCGATACTGTCAGCCGTTGCCATCCACTAGTCGTCTCGTCGACGTAATCACCGATAATCCCAGAGTGATAGGCCCCTCCACTATACGCGACAAGATACATCCGCGCCCGAGCATTAGAGATCGCCGACACATTCACGTAAACCGATGCCGTGAACGCATCTCCCACGGCCACGTCCTCGGTCGATATAAGCTGCCGCAAATCCCTGTATTGATCGGAAGAGTTCCCGCTCGTCAGCTGCATCTTGACCGAATAATCACCGATCAAGACAGTCGTGGTTTCCTGATCCACGTCGTAATGACTGGCGGTCCCGGCGCTCGTCCAATCGTCGGGCACACCATCGTCATTATCGTCGACCAGAAAGGCACTGTTCGAGAGGAGATTCCCTCCCCCCATACTGATTTGAATCTGGTTGGCGTTTATCTTGTCTAATTGTCCGGAGCTATTCCATATCAGCGGATCCTGTCCCGTGGCTCCCAGCTGGCCGCTCCCGTCCACGTCCAGCTGGAATGTCATTGTACCAGATGAATTGAAACCGCGCAACCCGTCCGTGCTGTCCATCACTACCTGAGCACCACTGGCCGCCGTGCGGATCGTTGCACCGGTGACCACCCCAGCAGTGATTGTCCCCATGTCGGCGGCAATCGCCGACAGCTGGCTCACATTCATCTTATCGGCCGTAATAGTATTAGCCGCAATCTTATCTGCCGTGATCGCCGACGCCGCAATGTGATCCGTGTCAATCTGGCCCAGCTGCACGCTGGTATTGCTGGACCAACTGCCATCGTTGCCTGACGTGTCGGTCGCCCGGACGCGATACCAAAACGTGTCCTGGTCGACGATCTCCTGGTCGGTAAAGTCCTCGTCGACGTAGAAATTCAGCCGCGCCACCGCAACAGTGGACCACGCGCCCGGCGAGCCGCCACTGTCGGGCGCTCGCTGAATCTCGTATTCCGCCAGGTCGGCCTCGGTGTTGGCCGTCCACTGCAGGCCGACCAGCGTCCGGCTACTTCCCGCCGACAAGCCACTCACCTGTGCCGGGGGCGTGCTGTCCGCCGACGTCGTCGTATTCCGCGTGGTCGACCAATCGGAATTGTTTCCCGACCAATCGACCGCCCGCACGCGGACATAATACGTCGTGTTCCCCAACAATCCCACGAACCGCTCGAGGCGGTCGCCGTCGCTCGGATGGTCACGAGTGATGGTGTAACCGGAGAAATCACTCGAGGTAGAGACCTGCACCTGATAGTGATCCAGATCGTCAGCGCTCACGCTGCCCCACGTCACCTGGAGATAAACGATCTGATGTCCGTCAGCATCAATGTCCACGCCGGTAGTCAAGTTAGCCGTCAGCAGCGTCGGCGCCGACGGCGGAACAGTATCGAAAACCGCCTGCGACGTGCGGTCGACATTGTCGCCAATCCGCTTGATCCGATCCTCTATGCTGCGGCTGCCGCCTGTTGCTCCCGAATCCGGTGCCCCGATCTCCAGCTCATAGACGAACTCATCCTCACGCAGCCCGATGGTCAGTCGGCGGATCGTCAGCGTCGTATCCACCCCCAGGACGCTGTTAACGAGCCGGATATCCATCCCGGCCCGCAGGAACGCGCCATTTGTTGTCGTGACTGTGTAGCTCAGCTGCGGGTCCTTGTACGTCGCCAGCAACGATGAGCCTCTGTCGTTCACCGCTGCATCGGTCTCTAACGCATTGTCCTTGATCGGTGCCTCGCGCTCGCCATATGCCGCGACGCTGGTTGCATCCTCTTCCCAATCCAATACATCGTTGCCGAGGATATAGAACCGGTTGGCCAGCATCGAGGCATCCGATCGCTCCCGAATGGACTCGTACCCCAGCGGATTATTGCCACTAGGGCTGTCCGAGAGATAGAACGCCGCAACGTTCGATTCGGAGCTGAAATAATGCAGTTCCTTATCAAAGTCGACGTAAAATGTCCCGCCGGTCAGGGCACACAGGTCGCTCAGCGCCTGGCGCAGCGTGACCGCTTCAAAGAACAATTCCTCGGTGGCCGGATCCAACGTGCTGACGTACGTGCTGGCGCCGATATCCGATCGATATGTGGCGATCAAATCAGCGATGATGGCACTATCGCTGTTCATCGCCGCCTCATAGAGTTCCTCCTCGACGACGGTCTCCTCGAGGAGGATATTGTAATCCTGCGCCTCCACGTGGATGAGCCGCTCGCTGCTGCCCATGATGACGATCTCCCGTTCAATGCCCGACACCTCTCCTTTGAACAGCGTCGTGCCATTGTCCGAGATCTCGATCTCTTCCCTGGCCGAGACTGTAAGTCCACCGTTCCGATCGAGCAACGAAAACGAACAGGTACTGGCGAATGTATCCGCCGCCTGCTCGATATTGAGGCTATCACGGAATAACACGCTGGTGCGGTCCACACTGTTGACGAGCAGCGAGAGCGCCATCAGAAATTCCTCCTCACGCCCCGCTGCCGCAGCTTACGCTCGATCGCATCAGCTACGCGCATCGCATCCTCCCGCGATGCGCCACCGCTCAGATTTATCGTCAAATTGATGTTCCCACCGGCGCCGGTGGCATACGTCCCGCCTCCTCCCCCGGCCACGGCCATCGATGGCGACAGACCCACCCCGGAGAAAACCTTCGGCATCTGCATCCTGGCCAGGCGGCCCATTTGTTTTTCTATCCCCCGGAGGCCTAACTCGAACGGCGTCGGCGAGCCGGGAGTGAGCCAGTCCGGCAGCTGAAAATTGCGGATCTTGTCGGCCAACGTATTGATGAAATCGGTCGCTCCCTTGATAGCATTCTTGACGCTATCAAAGCTCTTTTTGAGCGCATCGATCGTGTACATTTTGAACGCATCCAGGATAGGACCCAATGTATCCCGGATGAACGTGCCCAACGCCTCTAGTCCTAGTTTGACATCGTCTATGATCGGCGTCAAAAAATCTCTGATGAAATCGTGTACCGCCGTGATCGCCGGCAGCAGCACATTCTGCCACAGACCGGTCAACGCCTCTATGGACACTCCGAGGACCGCATCAAATAGATTCACCAACGATTCAAAAAGCGGGATCAGATAATCCTGGATAAACGCCCAGACTGCCTCTATCGCCGGTTTGAGCGTTTCTTCCCAGAATGCTTTCAGCGTTTCGATAGCGGCCGGAATGTTAGTCGCCAGCCAGGCCACCAGCGTCTCAAAGAGCGGGAAAACATTGTCTTGAATGAATCGCCAGACCGTCTCTATCGCCGGTTTGAGAGTATCCTCCCAAAAAGTTTTCAATGTCTCGATAGCAATCGGGATGTTGGCCTCCAGCCAGGCGACCAACGTCTCGAACGTCGGCTTGATGAACGATTCCCATATTTCAGTTAATTTGTCCCGGATGCCAAACCAGTTGTTTTCCCACGCCAGGTAAAGCCCGGCCACGACTGCACCGATGGCCAGGATCGCCAACGTCAGCGGTCCGCCCAGAACACCGACGATCGCGCTGACGACCCCGATCACGCCGCTGATGGCCTTGGTCAGCGCGCCGATCCCCGCCACCACCGGGCTGGTGGCCAACTTGAGCGCCCCGAATGCGCCGCCGGCAGTTAGCACAACCCCGGAGACGACCCCGATATTTTTCACCAGGTCGTCAGGTATAAGCGCCTTGAGATCCTGAACGACGGGAGCGATTTTCTCATCGTACGCCTGTTTCACCAGCGTGCTGAAATCCTCCCATTTCTTGCCCAGGCCCTCGATCGCGGGCTTCATCTCGTTCTCCCATCGCCTGCGGAGCGGAGAAAAGAGATCGGCTAATTTTTCGCGGATGCGTTCCTTGGCTTTCTCGAACGCCTTCGTCGGCGGCGTAAAACCGGACAGCTCAGGCATGGAGATCGCACCCAATCCCCCAGCGGCTTTGTCCGCCTTCACCTGCGCCCGAGCCACCTCCAGCAATTGATTTACCACCTTTTGCTGGAGCTGTAATTGTTTCTGCAGCGGTTTCAGCCGCTCCTCGGCCGCTTTCTTTTCCTCCTCGGCGGCCTTTGTGCTCTTTTTCGCCTCCCGCAGCCCCCCCTGGGCTGCCTTGATCTCAGCAAATTTGGCCTTGACCAACGCCGGGTCAGCACCCGCCTTGAGGAGCGCCTTGTACTCGGCCCGCAATTTCTTGATCTTGTCGCGGGCCTTGTCCTCGCCCGCGCGGGCCTGGTCCAGCTTGCGCTGTGCGGCCTCCACGTCACGCACCGCACGCGCGACACCAAATTCTTTCCTGGCCAGCTCGGCGAGCTGCTCGCCGAATTGCCCGCCGGCCTTTTTCAGCTTGTCGAACAGGTCCAGCGGCATCTTGCCGCTCTTTTGGAATTCAGCCAGCGACGAGGTAATCTCCCCCGACAGCTGGGCGAAGGCCGGGCCCACTTTCTCGGCTGCCGTCTGTCCTAGATCAGCCAATGTGTCCAGGGCCGATCGCAGCGGCCCCTGCAGGCTCTCCAAAACGCCAAATTCGGCGTCCCCAAAGCCTTTGAGGAACTCGGTCATCGCCGATGCTCCCCACTTGTCCAGCTTCGGCGCCACCTTCGGCGGACTGCCCGGCGACAGCCACGAGGATAACAAATTGCCGATCATGTCCATGGCCCAGGAGAGCGCCGATGCCGCCCCCTGGACCATCCCCGATGCCAATTCGGCGACGATGTCAACGCCCCACTCCAGGGCATTGTCGGCCGCCTGGCTCATCTTGGCGCCAAACTGGCCCAGGAACGAATCCCCCGCCCCGGCCGCCTTCTCTGTCAATCCCTCCATAGCGTCGGCCGCCAGGCCAACGTAGGGCGCTAACTTGTCCCCCAGCATCCCTGCCAGTTTGCCACCGATGCCACCCAGTCGCTCCCACTCACGGCCTAGATCGTTGCTGTGCTCGGCCAGCCGGCCGAGTACCTCACTCGCCCCAAAGCCCAGCGCGCCGATGCCCAGTGCAGCTTTACCTGCCATCCCGGCCACCGACTTCATACCGTCTTTGAACGCCTGGTTCATCGACCTGGCCTTAGCAGAGATAGCATCGAGCCGCTTGCCCAGGCTCTTGAACCTTCCGCCTACTTTTTTGACAATTCGGGAGATAGATTCCTTGGCACGCAACGTGATGCCAAGTTCGGACTCTTTTGCCATTACCCTCTCTCTAATTCAGCCTCCAGGACCTCACCAATTGCCTTCTTTTCCGCCGAACTGAGCTTGGCGCCCCGCTTCAACTTCTCAAATGCATAGTAGAGCGCCAACACCTCCTGGCCAACCAGCAGCCGTCCGGCGTCCTCGCCGTCCAACTGCGACGGCAGACAACTGTACGCCTCGCACAACATCGCCTCGAGCAGCGGATAAGGTGTGTGACCTTCGCCGTAAGCAAATTTGCTTACGGCGACTCTGAGTTTTTTGACGCCTCGGTCTCTTCCATCATGTTGTCCAGGATCCAGAATAATTCGTCCTGGGACAATTCCCACATCGCGTCGACGGTGGGCGGTGGCAGCGGTGGGTAATTGTCCTCCTCATCCGGCTCGGTGTCGAGGTCCGACCAGTTCCAGTCCACCACCTGCTCGGCCAGCAGTTCGGCCAGGCGGCCGAATGCCTCCTCCACCTCGGCGACGCCAGCGTCGTCGTCGTTGAGGCGCTCCAGACGGGCGGCCACGCGCAGCAGTTTCATCTTGAACCGTCGCTTGAACCGGACCCACTCGCCCGCGCGCGGGAAATGCGTCTCGCCGGCATCGTCGACGAACGCCAGGTCATTGGCATAAACGGTGCGCGTCGCCGGCCGCCATTTCGGCTTGTCTCCAGCCATAAAAGCCTCCCCTTAGAGATTATGAAAATCCGGCGATCGTCAGCGTATCATCCCCGACGAAATCGCCCGTCGTGCCGACGGCAGCGTCCACCCCGCCGTCGCTGGAAAATCCAAAGATGCCGTTGCCCGAATAGTAGTCGGTCAGGCTGTTCTTGCTGGGATAAATGAGCAGTGCAACTGACGCACCGGCGGTCGCAGCGTCGGCCAGCAGCTTGGCATCGTCGTGTTGCCAGGCCGTGATACTGCCGCTCCAGTCGCCCATCCCGACGGTCCGCTTTTTCCACGAATCGCCGAACTGCGGCGTCTCCACGCTGTCCTGCGTGATAGCGACGTTCCAGGCATTCGCCCCGGTGATCTCGGTACCGCTGACATAGATCAATCCGTTCTTGCCATGAAATGGTGCTCCCATCTACAAAACCTCCTTTAATAATGGAATGAGAATTTGTTCAGCCCGATCGTCGAATGAGCACGCCTGCACTCGATCGTACGCGGCCCATCCCATCTCTTCCCTCTCGTCATCGTGAGCCAGGTAATAATCCACCTTGGCCTGCAGGTCTTTGGCATCGCGATACGTGGCCACGGTATCGCCAAAAACTTCCAGCTCCGGCCGTGTATCGTCGCACAGCTGAAACACACCACACGCGGCGATCTCGTACGCCCGTGGCCCCAGGCTCCAGGCTGCATGAGAAATGTGTTTTTCCTCCCCCTGCTCCGTCACACCGATGAACGTCCGGTGATGATTTAGCGCGATCCGGGTGCCGTTGTACCATCGCACCAATTCGACATTATCCACCTGATTTTTCAGCACCTCATCGACATCATCGAGATCGATGATGTGTGGATCTATACCGCTGATGCGCACCCGGTGGCCGTTGCATCGAAGCGATTCCAGCATGACACGCCGCTCCGGCCAGAGCGTGCCGTGGAAGAAGACGTCCGTCCGATATTCCGGACCCACATCCATCGGATAATGTCGCGCCGAGTCGAAACTATGCGGCAGATACTCCGTCCGCACGCCCGCTGCTTCGCGCAGCGGGACGACACTGGCCTTATCGTTCGCCAAGACCAACACAACATGTCCTTTTTCGGCGATGACTGCCTGCTGCCTGTCTAAATATGGCGACTCGGTCAACAGCAGGACAAGCGGCAGGTTCAACCGGTACAACAACTCGAATGCCCGGCGGTGGAGAGCCATGCCGGTAACTATGAGAACCACATCCGGCACAAAATCCACCGCCTCGATGGCCACCCGTTCGCTGGCCAGCACCAGGTAAGCGTTGTCAGGTGGCCGAAAATCGGGATTTCGCTTCTCCCAGTGGCTGATCGCCTCCTGGTAAAAACTCAGGTGGCTGTGGTAGTTGAATGCCCGCACCTGGTGGCCGCAGGCGCGCAATGCGCACTCGTAGCCATGCGCCACGTCGAACGTACAGTACGCATGGCCCGGATAAACGAGCAAGATCCGCATCTCACTCCTCGTCGACCGTGGTGGGACCGAGCACCGACGCAACCGGGATCGCCTCCAGCTCCTCAGCCGTCACGCAATGTACAGGCCGCAGACCATGCCGGTACATCTCCTCCGGCGACGCAACGATTAGGCGCATTCCGTCCTGGACGAGCCAGAACGCCGGGTCGTCGGCTAGTTTGACATAGCATCCTTCATGTTCCATCCATGACCTCCTGGACAACCTGCGAAATCTCGACATAGTGACAGAGCACACCGCCAAACAGGCGCGGCTCGAACACATCCATGCTGGCCGGCAGCGCATCATAGTACGATCCGCCGTCGTGCAATGTATCGCTGGCGTCCAACGCTTCGACAACGTCCTCCGCCAGCGCGACGGCAGTTTTCTCCGAGGCCGAACCGTCGTCCAGCCCGAAATATCCCCGGATTTTATATGTGTACGTGCGCAATTTCGCACCGCTAAATTCCAACCGCCCTTGCGGCATAGAGCGGCACGAAATCGTCCATCCACGGATCTGCTGTTGACCGTCGATCGTTGTCTTGAACAGATCCAAATGATCGGCCCATCTGACGGCCCATCGCTCATAGTCGTGGACCCGGCCGATGCTGCTCACCCCCGAGACAATGCTGTAAATATCAGCCCTGGCGGTCGCCTCACTCATACGGTCATCCTCCCCGCGATGGCCTCCACCGCACCTTCCCACAATCGTTCGACGTGAGGCCCAGCCGACCGCAGGCCCTCCTCGAACATCTTTGCCCCGCCCTTTTTCTGGTGGCGCGTTTGGCCCCGACTGATGGCCACGGCAATGATGTATGCCATCCGCCGCGAGCTCATCTGCTGCCCCTGGCCATCCTTCCAATCCAACTTTTTGCGCTTGACCCAGTACTCGATATTGTCCAGCGGTGGCATCCTGCCTGCCGCCCGGCCGCGCTCGACCGGCCAGCCATAAATCGCTCCCGGTCCGCCGGCGATGACCTCTCCGTAAAAATCCGGCGGGTCGCCGTGGATCTCGTCCGCAATCCCGCCTCGCAACACGCCGATCACTGCCGGCGTGCGAACGACGACCTCCGCTTCGATGACGTCCAGGCTGGCCTGCATGGCTGCCATCATCTCGTCGGCCACGACCTCGGGCGCGGCATCGAACGCAGCGGCCTGCCTCATAATGTCGTCGAAATCGATTCTAAGCTCGAATTCACCGCCCACAAGCGTTCCTCCTGAATATTTATTTCCCGGGAAATACGCACTCACCTGATCTCTTTCCCGTGGAAAATGAATTGTCGACCGCCGGGCCACCCCGGCATCGTATCCCAGTCGACAAAATCGCCAGCAGCCCGCGCATCGGCCTCCTGGCCCAGGCCCATATGCTTCTCATACATCGTCATGTACTCTTTGGCGCGGTTGGCATATTCCGAGCTTTTGGTTGTATGCGCCGTCGCATCCGCGCCCAGTGTGCTATCGCCGAGCTGCGCGTATCGCGCGGCCAAAGCCCGGCAGCAAAGTGAGGCTGCCAGGTGGCAGATAGCAAAGAAATCCTGTGCCGGCGTATCCGTGGCTTCCGGCGAACTGCTCCACGTGTACGGCACAGTATATGTGATCCGCATCGTCTCCGTAGCTGCCGGCGAGTGAGCCGGCAGATAGAGGTACCTCGTCTGTGTGCCGGACTCGGACTTCCAATAATCGTCCCGCCAATCTTCCGACTCGAGGTACGTTGGCGTCTCATCCGCGCTAATGTCGGCGGCCGGATACTCGATCTTGACGATCCGGCTGAATCCCTCGACCCAGCCGCTCAAACTGGCGGCGATCCCATAATATCGCCCCCCATCGCCGGATACATCATCGGTGCGCGTGTCCGGCGCGTCCTGGCTGTATCGCTCGACGGCCGCCTTGACGCGGCCATCCTTGGCGTCCCGGCTCAGCTCGCCCTCGTCCACGTCGCCGATGAGATGATCTGTCTGTGCCCGGAATGTGTTGATCGCTGTCGACATCTTTACGCCTCACAATCGATGTAGAAAAAACATTCCGCCGGTGCAAAGCCAGTGGCCGTGAATTGCACTTTGACCTTGTATCGCTCACCGGCCGTTAATCCGGAGATAGCCTTGAGTGTGATGACATCGCCGTTCGCCGAAATGTCACCGGTGACGACATCATCGGTCACATCTGTGCCATCACTCATCCGCTCGACGATCATCGACGGGCTGGCCGGATCCGACGCACAGTTAGTCGTCGTGATGGCATATGTGATCCTTTCGTTAGCGCCCTGCACCTTGACGCCCTCGGCAACCTCTCGAATGGATTCTGTCATCCCCTATCCTTCAGTGTAAACGACCGTGAGCGGACTTTGAGCGTTTGTGCCAAAATACGCTCCTTCAGCGAAAGCCCTAGATCACGAACCTTCAACGTCAGCCCCACAACGACGCGATGTACTGTACTCAGCACCCCCACCAGGCTCACCGCTCCCGCCAGTGTCCGCGCCGTCTGGCGTGCCAGCGTCCCCGCTGAGGTCACCGCTCCCGCCAGTGTCCGCGCCGTCTGGCGTGCCAGCGCCCCCGCCGAGGTCACCACCCCCGCCAGTGTCCGCGCCGTCTGGCGTGCCAGCGCCCCCGCTGAGGTCACCGCCCCCGCCAGTGTCCGCGCCGTCTGGCGTACCAGCGCCCCCGCCGAGGTCACCGCCCCGGCCAGCGTCCGCGCTACCCCCTTGACAACCGACCCGGCGATGCTCAACACCCCCGCCAGGTGGGCCGCCGTCTTGCGCGCTATCGTCCCGGCGCTGGTCAGTGTCCCGCCCAGTGCCTTCTTTGCCTGGCCGGCCAGCGTCCCCGCCGAGGTCACCGCCCCGGCCAGCGACCGCGCCACTCCCTTGACGACTGACCCGGCACTGCTCAACACCCCCGCCAGGTGGGCCGCCGTCTTGCGCGCTATC